TTTGCTATGATGCTAGTTAAGAGTTTCCAAACAAAGTATCCTGATGGCGTCATCCTGTTCTATGACTCTGAGTTTGGTGCGCCACAATCATACTTCGAGAACTTTGGTATTAATACTGACATGGTTATTCACACACCAATCACTGACATTGAACAGTTGAAGCATGATGTGATGCAGCAGATTAATCAGTTCGAACGTGCCGATAATGTTATGATTGTTGTTGACTCTGTTGGTAACTTGGCATCTAAGAAGGAAGTCGACGATGCTCTCGACGGTAAGTCGGTTGCAGATATGACTCGCGCCAAGCAGATGAAGTCGCTGTTCCGTATGATCACTCCACATCTTACCATTAAGGACATTCCTATGGTAGTTGTCAATCATACTTACATGGAAATTGGTATGTTCCCGAAGGCGATTGTGTCAGGTGGAACTGGTATCTATTACTCTGCTGATAACATCTTTATTATTGGTCGCCAACAAGAGAAGCAAGGCACCGAGGTGGTTGGTTACAACTTTATCATCAACGTCGAGAAGTCTCGTTACGTTCGTGAGAAATCTAAGATTCCGATTGAAGTTACCTTTGAAGGTGGTATTAGTAAGTGGTCTGGACTACTAGACATTGCACTGGAATCTGGGCACGTTACTAAACCTTCTAATGGTTGGTATCAAAAGACTGGTGAAGAAAAGAAGTATCGTCTGAATGATACTTACACTAAGGAATTCTGGATGCCTGTTCTGACCGACCCAACGTTCGGCGAGTGGATTGAAAATCGTTATCGCATGGGCAATGGACAAATGATGGAGGGTGACAATGTGGACATTTCTGATGAAGATATTTCAGAAGAATACGAAAATCAAGATATGTGATCAATGCGGGGTCGCTCTGAAAAAGAACGACCCTGCTATTTGCCTTCACGGTATCGAAGAGGGTCTTGAGTATGAGATCTTTGTTTGTGAACCATGTTGTATTAAAATTGCACATGAATATGATGAAATAGAGGATTTAAAAATTGCAGAAGATCGAGACGATTATACTGAGTAAATTGTTTTCTGATGAAGACTATGCTCGCAAGGTTATTCCATTCATAACACCAGAATATTTCCACGATACTTCCGAGCGCAAGATTTTTAATTATGCTAGAGATTTTATCGAGAAGTATAATTCACTGCCGACAGTCGAAGCAATTGAAATCGCAGTGCAGAATGACCGTGGTATAAACGAAAATGAATTTAAAAGTATCAATGAGAAACTGACACATCTTGATGATTCTCTTGATGTTAATGAGAAGTGGTTGCTCGAAGAAACTGAAAAGTTCTGTAAGGATAAGGCAGTTTACAATGCAATCATGAAATCTATTCAGATTATCGATGGTGATGATAAACAACATACACAAGATGGTATTCCGTCCATCCTCCAAGATGCATTGAGTGTTTGTTTTGACAACAACGTCGGACATGATTACCTCGACAATTCTGAATCACGATATGACTTCTATCACCGTGTTGAAAACAAGTTGCCGTTTGATCTTGACATGTTCAACAAGATTACCAATGGCGGTCTGCCGAATAAGACTTTGAATATTGCGCTTGCTGGCACTGGTGTTGGTAAGTCATTGTTCATGTGTCACATGGCAGCAGGTGCTTTGGGTCAAGGTAAGAACGTTCTCTATATCACCATGGAAATGGCAGAAGAACGTATCGCTGAACGCATTGATGCGAACTTGATGAACGTAAACATTCAGGATCTCAAGGATCTCTCAAAGTCCATGTTTGATAATCGTATCGATAAGATTAAGAAAAAGACTGAAGGTAAACTGATCATCAAGGAGTATCCTACTGCTAGTGCGCATGTCGGTCACTTTAAAGCATTGCTAAACGAACTACAATTGAAGCGCAACTTTAATCCTGATATTATCTTCGTCGATTATCTTAACATCTGTGCATCCAGTCGATTCAAAGCAGGTGCTGGTGTCAACTCTTATACATATGTCAAGGCGATTGCTGAGGAACTTCGTGGGTTCGCAGTTGAGTTTGATTTACCTGTTGTTTCTGCCACTCAAACTACTCGTGGTGGTTATGCCAACAGTGATGTCGACCTGACTGACACTTCGGAATCATTTGGTTTGCCTGCAACTGCTGACTTGATGTTTGCTCTCATCTCTACTGAAGAACTTGAGAACATGGGTCAACTTATGGTTAAGCAGTTGAAGAATCGCTATAATGATCCTGCTATAAATAAAAGGTTCATGGTTGGGATCGACCGTGGTAAAATGAAACTGTTTGATCTAGAGTTATCTGCTCAACAAGGTATCACCGATTCAGGACAGGAAGATGCTGTTCCTGTTTTTGAGCGGACTCCATCTGGATTGCGTACGAGGGAGTTGTCTAAATTTGACTTCTAATTTTATAGAACTGTATCCGAACGTATTGACTGCCGAGGAATGTGCCGAGGCATGCGATAGAATCGATGACATCATTTCGCGACCAGATCCTGGGAATGCATGTATTTTGTCCGACAATAATGCTAGGACTGATTGGAATATATTTACCGATAGATATGGTTCGTTGAAACCGATCGAAGAAAAAATAGTCGAAGCATTGGCACGTAGTTGGCGCAAGTATAATACTAAATATTCTGCATCTTCTAAATCATTCTTTGAAGTTTTGTCACCAGGATGGAAATTTCAGCGCTCTGATACAGGAGGAGGATTTCATCAATGGCATCATGAACAAGGTTCAGGAAGGCAATCCACCGCAAGATTTGCAGTTTGGATGTTATACTTGAATGATGTTGAAGAAGGTGGAAAAACTGAATTTAAACATCAGGATTTGGCATACACACCTACTGCTGGAACGCTGGTTATTTGGCCCGCTGCGTATACTCATATTCACCGAGCAAATCCAGATCTAGTCGGGAAAAAATATATTGCAACAGGATGGTTTGTTTATCCTGAGCGAGATAGATTTCGAGAAAAGACTTGACTTCTAGTAATAAGTATAGTATAGTTGAATAGTAATTGGTGCCATAGCTCAGCTGGATAGAGCAAGAGCCTTCTAAGCTCTAGGTCGTAGGTTCGAATCCTACTGGCATCACCATTTTAAATAAGAGGATAGATTATGACTGAAGAAACTGAAACACAAGAATTAAAATTGAAGTTGGTCGCAACCACATTGGTGTGGACTAACGCAGGAACAGAAGATATGCCGCTATGGAGAGCAACTGGCGGTAAGGAATATGTTATTGCTCGGTTTGATTACGAACCAACACTACCAGAGATTGGTAAGGTAATGGATTCTAAACGACACATGATTGAGAATCATTATCCTCAACTGCATGAAACTCTTTCGGGGTGGCAACTGTATCTCGATGAAACAATGACACATAATGAATACATGCAGTATCACTTGACTGAATCCGTCGACTTTCCTGCAACTGACTTGACTGTTGTTGATGCCTCCGAGGAGATGGCGGGAATTGTCGCAGAATAATATAACAATAATCCAAACATATTACAATGAAAGATTCTATCTCGAAACTCAAATCGAGAGATGGAACTACTATAAAACTCCAGTAAATATTATATTATTTGATGATGGTTCTCAGATAGAACCTGCGGAAAATGTTCTCAAAGAACATACAATAAATGATAATATTAATTTTTCATTGTATAGAGTTACTGAAGATATTGGATTCAATAGTCATGGTTGTCGCAATCTTGGCGCAAGACTGGCACAATCTAACTGGTTGTTATTTCTAGACATAGACTACACACTACAACCAGCAGATCTTAAACGATTGCAAACTGAAACCCTCGATCTTAATTCTTGGTATGAACTTAATGCCAAGTTTCAAGGTCGGGGGAACACGTATAAAGCATTAAATCAGTTTATGATATCAAGAAAACTATTTTTAGATTCTGGTGGGTATGATGAATCTTACGTTCCGTTTCATTATGGAGATCGTGAACTTTTATCCCACCTTGAGCGAAAATATCAGAAAAATAATTTAGACTGGTTGGTTTTAACCTGCCGTCGTGGTGGTAGAAAATCAAAAGTGGATGACACTATTAAGATTCCAGTCTATGATGATGAGAACATGTTAATATACACTCCACGGTTTGATAAAGAATCTATAGTGCACACAGACACTAAGTTGAATTTTACATGGGAAGAAGTTGTTATAAATAGGGGGTAACATTATATTAGGATCCCTATGCAAAGTTTCTTATCATTCCTTTCTGAAGCAGCAATTCTTCACATTGAGCATCCATCCGATAGATTATTCGATGGACCACAAGCAGCAAAACATGCACTGAGAACTCTGAAGCAGGTTGCTTCAAGCAAAGCACCAAGCATGACTCGTAAGATTGATGACAAAATGTCATTCAATGTTATTCGTAGAGCAGACGGTAAAGTTGGTGTCAAGTATAAGGGGACAGGTTCTTCTTACAATTTCTCCCAAGATGATATCGAAAAGCAGCATGGTCATAAACCATATCTCGCTAAACCACTTGGATTACTTCTACAACATCTTCCTAAAGTTATTCCGACTACTCCAGGCGAGTATCAAGGCGGATACATGTCAGATCGAGAATCTAGAGAGCATGAAGATGGAAAGATTTCTCACACACCAAACACAATTAAATATGACACAGACATCGATAGTCCAGAAGGTAAGGCACTTGCCAAATCTAAAGTAAGTGCTGTAATTCACAGCAAACTAACTTCTTCTGGTGCCAAACCTCTGACAAGTTTAGCAGGATTCAATAATCATCCTGATGTTCATCTTGTCCAACACCTTGTGTCAAAAGACCAAAACAAAATCCCGAAAGAATATAAGACTAAAGCAGATGAGCATCTGAAACAGGCAGAACAACTGATGGCATCGCATACTCATGATCATCATGTTGGGCACGAGCAAACTCTCAGACAGTATATTAATTCAACTATTACTTCTGATGATACGCCCTCGACACAGGGGTATAAGAGTTATCTTGCCAAATGGCATCAGAAAAAGATTGATGCAGTAAAGACTGAAAAGTCAAAGACAGCAAAGAAAAAGGTGATGGATGACATGATTGATCATGTCTCTAAGAACCAACAACAATTCTACAAAACATTCGAAATACATCGCCACTTGCAACAAGCAACTAACCACCTTGCCAGAGGAATAGATTCTTCCGGAGCAGGTGGTTTCCGCACATCAATTGGGGGTGCTGCTTCTGGTGGTGAAGGATATGTCTTCAATGGTCTGAAGGTTGTTGACCGTGAAGGATTCTCGGCAGCGAATCGTGCACGTAGTGAAATCTTGAGAGCGAGCAGAGGATAATGAGCGAAACGCATCACTTGACAATAGGTAGATTCGCACCTGTTCATGCTGGACATGCGCTGATGATCAATCATGTTTTAAATGCAGCAAGACAAGATAATGCACAACATACTATTCTTACTACTGCGACACATGATGGCAATAAAAATCCACTGACTCCAGATCTTAAAGTCAAGCACCTAAAGCGTGCATTTCAAACAGCGAATGTTGAGGCATTGAGTAAGGGTGCACCGACATTACTCCACCACTTGTCTAAATTACATAGTCAAGGTGTCAAACATCTAGTTGTCCATGCTGGATCTGATAGAGCGCATGAGTATCACGCATTAATAAACAAGTATAATAATGTTGAAGGTCGCCACGGACATTTCAATTTTGATTCCATAAAAGTCAAGACAGTTGGTGGAACTAGAACTGATGCTGATGAAGGTGTCGCTGGTGCATCTGCAACTAAGATGCGCAAGGCAGCATCTTCTGGTGACGAGAAAACTTTCCATTCGATGGCGCCAAGTTCTATGTCAACAGCACATAAACGTGAGATGTATAAAGATGTTCGTCGTGGTCTTGGTATCCAAGAGTCAGTTTCATTCAAACAGTTTTTAGATATATAAATATAGCAAGGAATTAAATATGTTCGGTATGATCCCATTACCATATAAGTTACTGGCAGGTGCTGCTTTAATACTTGGTGTGTTTGTGTTTGGATACATGAAGGGATCTGCTCATGCTGAGTTGGAACTGCAAAGATTTGCTGCTAAGAATGCAACATTAACTGCAGAAATGGAAAAGAAAAATTCAGAGATCTCCACTGAAGTGGTGACTCAATATGTTGACCGTGTAAATACAATTAGGGAAAAAGAATATGTCTACCGCGATGCCGCTAAAACTGTTGTGCCTTCTCAGTCTGTCCTGTCTAATGGTTGGGTGTTCACGCACGACATTAGTGCCACAGGCAGTGATGCCGACGCCACCAGAAGTTCTGATGCGTCCTCCTCAGGAATTAAAGACACTGATGCCCTCTTCACCATCGTCGGAAACTACGCAACCTGCCAAGCAAACTCCGAGCAATTGATTGCTCTTCAGAAATGGATTGCGGATAACAAGGCAGCGATCGACGAACTAAACAAGAAAGCGAAAAAGTAATGGCAGAAAAAAAGTATATCGGCAAACCAGGAAAACAAGACGATCCTTGCTGGAAAGGTTATGAGATGGTAGGCATGAAGAAAAAGGGTGGACGTCAGGTTCCTAACTGTGTGCCTGAAGCAACCGATATTATTGCCAAAGCAAAGGCAGCAGTTGCAAAGAAGGCAGGTGCGAAACTGAAGTTGGATCCAGATACTGGAACACCTGATCATTTCACTGCAGCGATGCGCCGTAAAAAAGGTTTGCCTGAAGAAACTGAAATTGATGAAGGTGTGACTAATCCAGAAATCAAGAAAGCATATGCTGATCTTATAAAAACTCCTAGTGGTTCTTCTGAGCGCAAATCTGCTATCCGTCGTTACAAGAGTCTTCGTCAGAATGCTGTCAAGGAAGAAACAGAACTCGAAGAAAAGCGTGGACTGTGGGATAATATTCATGCCAAGCGTAAGCGCATTAAAGCAGGTTCTGGTGAGCGTATGCGCAAACCTGGATCTGAGGGTGCACCAACTGCTGCTGCTTTAAAGGCATCACAGACTGAAGAAGTAAACATAGACAAGTATGCTGATTCGTTGATAAAGCGTGATAAACAAAATCTTAGTAAAAGTCATGTGGTCCATGCAGCACGTGTCGCGGGTGTAGATCATAAGAAACTTATTTCCGCTGTTCAACAAAAAGTAGGTCGTATTAAAGAAGAATCTGAGATCGAAGAAGCATACGGCATGTGGAAGGTAGACTTCCCTAAGCAACATGCTGGTAAAGCAGTCGCTGCTGGTTCGGTTCACGTCAAGGCACAGAACACTGCTCATGCTCACAAGGTTGCAGCAAAGCGTGTTGGCGTTGATCATAAGATGTTCAAGTCGAAGGTTACTAAGTCGAGCATTCTTCCTGAAGAACTCGAACAAGTCAATGAATATAATAACTATCGTAAAGCAGGTAAAGATCCATTCGCTGCAAGAAAGCAGTATATGGCAATGGATAGAGCAGAGAAAAAGGGTGTGATGCCTGGATCTTCAACTTCTACTGCTGATGCTATTGCTGCATTCAAAGCGAAGGGCGGTAAGATTACTAAACTTGATACCAAAGGTAATATGAAAGAAGAACTCGGTAAGAGCAACGAATGGGGAACTGATGCTCTCCGTAAGAAGTATGCTGCTATGACTCCTGGTCAAGAATCAATGGCAGCAGATAAGATCCCATCATTCGATCCACGTTACGACAATGTAACTACTCAGCATCTTGGTCTGCACCCTGTTCGCGAAGGTTATCTCGCTGAAATCTCAGCAAAAGCATCTATCGCTAGAGATGAATTCAGAAAAAAAATGCAGAAAGCACTGACTGATCCAAAGAATATTGCACGTGCAAAGAAAGTTCTCGCCAAGAAAAAAGAAGCAGAGAAAGCAAAGGAAGCGCCGCACCTCGTAATGCAACTACGTAAAGTAGTAAGCATCGGTTCTAAGGTTCAATTCCAAGATGGTCAGCATCACACAATTGCTCCTAACCATGCTGATGTATTCATGAACAAGTATAACTCTGCCAAGTCTTCTATCGAAAAAGAAGCACTACAAAAACGTGCACATAAATCTCATGCTGAATTTATGAGAACAATTGCTGAAGAAGCGCATGAGAATTGCGGAACTCCAGACTGCTGTCAGATGTGCGACACCGCAGAAATGGGAACACACCATGTTGATTCCTATGAAGCGCACAAGGGTTCGGGTGATCAGATCTCCCCAGTAATTTCACATGATGATGAAGACATCCGCTTTCAAGATTTCGATGAAGAAGCATTCGAAAAAGAACTAGAAGCAGATGTCCTTGCTCTTTCGTGGGATGATTTAGTAGATCTCTATGACGAAGATGAAATTGAATATGATGACTCGCCTGAAACAGAAGAAGGTGAAGAACTAGAAGAAGGAATTACTCCTGCTGGTCGCCTCAAGAAAAAATTCAATGCGATGCGCACAAAGAGTCGCCGAATGATGGCAAGAAATATTGCAATCAAGCGTGTGTCTTCACCAGAAAAACTTAAATCGAGATCGATTCGTGCTGCTCGTCGTATGGTTTACAAGAGACTGTTGCGCAACAGAGATATTTCAACAGTATCTTCATCTGAAAAGACACGTCTCGAAGCACAGATAAAGCGTATGGCACCAATGGTTGCTCGTCTATCTGTAAGAGTCATGCCAGCGGTTCGTAAACTCGAGCAATCAAGAATCAAGAACAGCAGAACCAGAAAGAAAAAATAATGTTATCTTTCAAAGAATTTATCACTGAAGCAGCAGTTGACGGTAAAGGTCATAAGAGTTCTACTGGTGGTCTAACCCAGAAGGGTCGTGACTATTACAACAACAAGTATGGCGGCAATCTACAGGCACCAGTAACAACCAAACCTTCTAAGTTGAAGGCAGGCAGTAAAGCAGCGAATCGTCGCAAGTCTTTCTGTGCTAGAATGTCTGGCGTCGATGGTCCAATGAAAGATGAAAAGGGTCGCCCAACTCGCAAGGCACTAGCACTAAGAAAATGGAATTGTTAATATGGATGAACTGAACACATCAATGAAGATAGTGCTCGCAAATACTTTCGCGATGTATTTCAAAGCACATGGGCATCACTGGAATGTAGAAGGTAAAGACTTCTCCCAGATGCACGATTTCTTTTCTAGTATCTATGAAGAACTATTCGCTGCGGTTGATCAGATTGCTGAGCAGATTCGTGCACTAGATGATTATGTGCCATATGGTCTAGATACTGTGTCTAGTATTGCAACTATTAAAGATTCATCAATCAATGGTAACAGTATTCCGTCGATGCTTCAAGATCTTATGGATGCCAACGCATCAGTCATCGAAGCATTAAATGCTGCACATAAGTTGGCGGAAGCAGAGGGTAACAGAGGTCTTGTTAATCATATTGAAGGGCGTCTTGATGTTCATGCTAAGCATGGTTGGATGCTTCTCGCAACCTCAAAGTAATATAAATAGATAAAAGATTAGAGGAATCATTTAATGAGACTAGAACAAGTTATCAGGTCAACAA